AACCAAAAAAATTGAAATTTCTAAAGAATCTAACTTTCACAGTAAATCAGTCAGCCATGTCCTCATTCACTGCACGTCGTGTCGTTAGGTCCTCATCAACTGCTAAGCCTCTGTCTTCTGAACCACTGGGGCCAGGTAACAATGCCACCATTATAAACTATGGTACCAAGTACAAGGGTGAAACCTTTGCCGCAATCCTTGCTGGTGATCGCCAGTATTGTAACTGGACGGTGCGCATTGTGGAGAACCCAAAGGATAACTTCAAGGTCTCCCCCGAGATGAAGCAGTTCTATGATTGGTTAATCACCCAAGGTGTTGATGGCATAGATGACGAACCCCAAGAGCCAGAAGACCCATCTCAAACTGTGCTAACCTTCGGTGTAAATAATGGCAAGACTTATCAGCAGCTGATTGACAGTGACGATGCCAAGATAAAAAGGTGGGTCATGTACATCAGGGACAACCCGCCTCAGAAGAAGGACCTGGCTGCTGGTAGCTACTGCCATTTCTATAACTGGCTAATGGATAGAGAGAAATCCCAAGCTCTTGCGGCTCTTCTTACCCTGAAACCTAAGTCAGGAGAGATTGAATTCTAACTTCATCATACAGTACTGTACTGTATAATCAACTAGTCAGCAGCGACCCTACTCTTGTAGTACCCTTGAAACTGAGGAATATGAGACCAGTAATAGTCATGACTACGCTGATTCACCTGCTCCCTGTGTATGTGGTAATACCGTAGAGCATTCTCTCTGGCTTGCTGTGCTCTCACCACCTTCCGCTCCTCATCACTGTACTTAGGTGGACGACCACGACCACGCTTCTGTACCACAGCAGTCTCTTCGACAACTTCAGTTGGTCCACATTCCTGATGACTGTTACTAGCATTGTCTCCGTCACGATATATCTCGTTACTCTCTGGGTTCTGAGTCGAAGATTCAGAACCTGACTGTAGGGATGGGATGACCTCCATGGTTGCTGGGATTTTTTTATCCTCGACATTTTTCAGATTTTCAAAAATCCCTCATGCCGGTTCCCACCACCCTGTTGTCAGACATCCACAACTACTTCGCAGCCCAGCAAGCCGAGCATGATGAAGTTATCGCGACATACATTTTCGACCCTGACATTACTGACGACGAAGATGAAAGCTACTACAGTAACACCAACACCATCATCATCGAACACAACAACACTACACTTCTGAGAGAAAGAAAATAATAATAATTTCAACTCTCAAAAGTGCAGTATGCCAATCCCCAAAGCACCCAAGACACCTCTCGGCAAACCCCATGTCGCCCGCGTCGCTCCTTCTCGCTGGAACCCTAATCATAACTCCATCGCCACACAACCTGCTGTTACCACTACTGCTGCTAGTGCAAGCACCCCCACTACTGCTGCTACGACTTCTCAGGTAGTAAGTACACAGGTACCTTTGCAGCAACAGCTACTAGCTCTGACACAGCATTACACCAGCTTCGTCACCAGCACCAATTCAGCCATTGAACAGTTGCGTCAACAGATCATTGAGCTCTCTGGTCACCCCACTGTTCCCGGCAGTAGCAGCAGCAGTGTCAGTAGCAGTAGCAGCGTCAGTAGTGGTAGTCGCAGCATTGGTGCTATCAATCCAACTCTTACAGTCAAGCATGCAGTTCCAACTGTCACTCATACCACTTCTGCCACCACGGCCAAGGCTCCCATAAAGATATTGCAGCGTCCAACTCCTGCTGCAACTCCTGCTGCAACTCCTGCTGCAACTCCTGCTGCAACTCCTGCTGCAACTCCTGCCGCCAAAACAACAAAGACCGCCTAACACACACATTGCAGTTAGAACTCCGAATTACAATTTCGAATTGTAATTGTAACAGCCTGAAAAAGACTGAGCTAAAGATAATGTCATACCCTAATTCACTCGGTCTGGTGGCATCAGGTAGCGGCGGTGGCGTGGGACCGGTGGGACCAGCAGGTTTAGGTGTCTCCTCAGTCACAACCACTACTAACGATGACGGCACCACTTCACTCACTCTCAATATGACTGACGGCAGTACACAAGGACCCTTCTCACTGTACGCCATTCCCAGCCCTTTCAATGTGTCCGGCACTGCCAGCATCGGCTATCTCACTGTCGAAGGATCTTTAGGCGGCACCGCTTTCAAAGTGGGTGATACTTCAGGATACAACTGTTTGCAAGTCGACAGTTCAACCGGCCAGACAAGCAGCACCCTCATGATGGTGCAGCCACAAACCGACGGTGTTGCCTTTCAAGTCGTCGGCACAACTAACACCCAGGTATTGGGTGTTGACACTTTGGACCAGTTGGTCTCGGCCAATGCAGTTTACATCCAACCAGCCATTGACACTGTCGCCTTTTCCGTCCATGATGCGTCCGGTGATAACACATGTCTGTCTGTGCAAACCACCACCGGGGGTAGTTCCGTGAAGACTCTCAACAACACGCTTGATGATGGTTCAGGTAATGTCTCATTCACTGGGACCGAGCTAACATTAGCCTTTCACCCAACAACGCACCTCAGTACCACAGACAATAACAACTACACATCTCAGGTGTCTAGTCGCATCTCAGGGTCGACTACAGCCGACTCTAGCACCTCAATCATCCTTGATCTCGTTCTTGATAGCAGCATTAAAAATTCAGCATTCTTCATTAACATGAATCTTGTCTGTTACGGTTACACAGCCAGCGGGATTACTTGGGCTTATGGGCCAAACAATGCGGTTGGCATCTATTACGACAACAACGATAACCTTAACTTCATGTCGTCCGCCTCGCCGCCAACCTTCACCATGATTGGATCAGCATGGCCAGCAATTAACTGGCAGCTTGGTACTGATGGTAACCTTCAGCTAGCAGTCACCGACAACTCCACGATGCAAATATATTACAATGGCTATTACACTTACTTCGGTACCGCTGTACCACCAGCTGCTAAGTAACAATAATTTCATTATTTTACCACTCTGAAAATGAACGACCCGCTTCTGACCGACCCAACTCACGGGCTCTGGGGTTACAGCACTCTCAAAAAGATGTATCCAACTCTGAAGCCCGACATTGATAAGCTGTATGCAAATGAAGATATGCAGATGACCCAGCCAGCCGTTACCAAGTTCATCAGGCGCAAGACTGTGGCACGGACCTTAGACTTAAACCACCAAATTGACTTATTGGATATCAGCAAGTTCGCTGCTGACAATAATAACTATCACTTCCTGCTAACCAGCATCGATGTGCTGTCTCGCTACGCTCAAGCCATACCACTGCTGAACAAGTCAGCCAAAGAAGTGGCCCGCGGGTTAGAAACACTGTTTGAGGAGCGTAAGCCGTCTCGCATCTCCTTCGACCGTGGTAAAGAGTTCCTCAACAAGACTGTCTCAGCCTTGTTACACGACTGGCACATATTCCCGTTAGCCCTCAATCCACCTATGAAGGCGTCTATGGTTGAGCGGTTCCACCGGACTCTGTGGCAACTAATCAATCGATACCAGCTGACTCACGACACTGACCGCTTCATTGATGTGCTGCCGCAGCTGCTTGACAACTACAACAGTAAAGTTCACTCAGTCATTAAGATGGCGCCGCAGGATGTGACTGAAGAGAATGCTGAAGAGGCTTACCAGAACAGTCTCAACAACACCAAGAACAGTGCGCATATTCCCCGGTCCGAAATGCAGGGCGTAATAACCAAATACCATGTCGGTGACTATGTACGCGTGCAAACATCAAGGTCAGCGTTTGCGAAAGAATCTGTGTCGAAGTGGTCACGTGAGGTCTTTATCGTCAGTCGCGTGTTGCCCACGTGGCCCACCACCTACACCATCGAAGACAGACTTGGTGAAGCTATCCTTGGTTCGTTCTATGATAAGGATTTACAGGCGACAACTCTACCTGAGAGCTTTAAAGTTGAGAAGATCTTAGCCACCAAATATCTTGGCACTGGTCGTAACCGCAAGAAGATGGTTCTTGTCAAATGGCAAGGCTACCAGGACAAATTTGACAGCTGGGTCAATGCCGAAGATGTTGTCTGATAGTTTAATAAGGAGAGAGTGAATGTTATCTTGCAACAAGATAAACTTTTCGCCACTACTAAAAATGCCACCGAAGCGTAAAGCAGATTATTTTATACCAACACTGTCAACCAAGCAGTTGGCTCATCAAGATGTTTTGTTCAAACAGTTGACCAACAAGCAGCGTGACATTGAATACGACGATGTAGTTCATGCCGTGCAGCGTATCATGCATAGCAGTAAAGGCAAAGGTAAAGGTAAAGATGGTGACTTTCGCGCTACTATTCACTTTGATGGTCACAACCACCCTGATGAAGTGACAGTATGCAGTCTGCCCTGCCCGCACTGTGGCGAAGACCTTATGGGTGACGGCCTCTTCGACTCATTGAAGTCAATCGGTAAGACAGTTACCAAGGGAGTTAGCTCAGCTACTAACACTATCAATAAAGTGGCCAGTTCAACATCAGCATCAGCTAAGAAGACAGTCGGTAAATTGGCTGACATCGGCTACAACACAGTTACAGCACCAATCGCTGCAGCCGCTCCCATCATCAACGCCGCAGTTCCAACACGTCTCGACTTCCCACCTAAAGTCAGGGAGCAGATTGCTAAGAACCGGGACAAGGTCATAGATCACATTGTAGTTGGCCGCAATCCAGTCAAGACCGGCTTCGTGATCCTGATGAACGCCCTCACTCTCAACCAGATGCGAGAGGAAGAGAAGAAGTTAGGCTACGACAAGCTGGTTCACCTCTTTATGCTGGTCAGCTTTACTAACGGCGAGACTCTATTAGTGGAGAAGAACCAGGTGATTAACATTGAGCCCATCAGTCCCAGCTATCCCACTAACGAGCGAATGGATGTCCCACTATCACTACTGTCAGCCAAGCGTCTCAAGTTCGGCGACTTCATCGACAACGCTGTTAAGGCTATTGGCTCACCACTTTATCTTTATGACTCAGTCAAGAACAATTGCCAGACCTTCGTGATCAACTTGCTCAACTCCTCTGGCCTGCTGACACCACAGCTAAGAGAGTTCAGCTTTCAAGATATCGAAAAGGTCATGTCATCATCTCCGGCCTTTGTCTCCAAGTTCACCAAGCTCGTAACTGATGGTGCAGCCAAGGCTAACGTGCTAATGAATGGGGCTGGTGTCAAAAGTACAAAGGCTAGAGGTGGTTACATACTGCCAAATCAACTGCCAAATCAATTCACCGGCATAATGCATGTGACTGAAAGGAAACTTAAAGGCACTGGTGTTAAAAATACAAGTGCTAGAGGTTCTGAGTCGAAGATTCAGAACCTGACTGTAGGGATAGGCAAGCGACTCACTACCAAGACGATGCCAACTAGACATCATCACACGAAGGGTAAAGGTGTAGATGGCTACGCACCAGGTGAGAAGCCGGCTGGCATTAGCTCTGATATGGCCACAGCTAGTCAACAGATGGCAGCGCGAGCACAGACTAACCTGGAAAGCAGCCCTTTGTACTCTGGTCCTCAATACTCTACTGATTACACCAACGTGCCAAGGCTCTACAACCCTTACGGTCTATCGACACAAAGTAACTCTGATGGCTCATATATCATACCTCACATTGATGAAGACATCTTGGACCTTGATAAGCAAACGCTCAGTCAGATATCAGACACCTATGGACCTAAGTTCGCTCAGTCTATGGCTGACAAATTGGCCAATGACATCAAGACGGCAATGGCGTTAACCACCAAATACGGCAGTACTATGGACCAGACTAATAAGATGCGCAACGCTATGATCACACAGTTGCAAGGCCAGCTGAATGGGTTCAACATCTTCAAACAGATTTTCGTTGGTGGTGTCAAAGCCATCGCTGAAGCAGTGATGCATGTGTAAACATCAACATCACTATCATCAAATACCACCTTAGAAGGTATTTATCTCTACTCGGCATCAGCATCACTGCCACTAACATCTTCACCAGACTCACCATCACTGCCAACAATCTCACCATCCTCACTGATCATAGCTTCCAAGTACTCAACACGACTAATAAGATCCTTCAGCCTCAATTCCAGGTCATTGATGCGAGGCGTAGACTTGGTCTGTGGTGATGGCGACTTGCCCAGCTGCTCGCCGCCATCATACTCAGGATTGAAGTTCTCCATTGGCGTATCATCTTGCAAGTTAAGAGGCTCATCCGAAGTCAAGCCCAGGCCTTCAATGTAATTCGGATACCTGCCGTAGTACTTGCCAACCAGTGAGTTGAGACTGAGCTTAGTTAGATTACGTTCACCCTGATCACTTAAGTAAGCCACCAACTGCTGCTTAGGCGTCAGCACCTTCTCCTTCGTCACAGCAACCTTAGCCACTGGGATAGTTCTCACAGCAGCATCCTTAACTTCAGCCTTAGCAGATTTCTCCGCAGCGGGCTTTTCAGCCTTAACAGCAGCCTTAGGTTGAGCAGTCTTGACTTCAGCCTTAGCAGGTTTGACTTCAGCCTTTGGCTGAGCAGTAGCAGGCTTCACTGACTTAGCGGGCTGTTTCTTAGGAATGATGGCTTTTGACTTAGTAACAGCAGCAGCAGATGCATCAGCAGTGGTGGCAGTTGTGGCAGGCTCCACAAGCTTCTTCATGACGGTCTTCTTAACGGCAGTAGACATTGGAAGATTCTGACTTTTACTTATTTCGAAAAATTCCAACGGTTTTTGATAAAAATCACAGAAAAATCTGCCAATAGCCATCACCATGTCAACATCACCACTTCACAGGCTAGCAGTACTTAACAGTAGTTGCCATAGTTACAGTTGCCATAGTGATAGAGTTCCGCCATTGAGATCTGTCAAGTTCTCAGTAGAGGAGATAAAGAAGGAGCTTCAGAAGGTGTTGAAGAAGGAGCTGATGAAATATGATCTTGTTCCCATTACAATTACACGTCATCAGTGACGTCATCAGTGACGTCATAAACCACTCTGGCAACATGGCACAAAACTGCGATAGAAGCTGTGGATGGTTTTAGCGTTCTCAGTCAATCTCTCTCCTCATCGAACACCCAAACATTCTTCCACATTCTCCGAATGTGGCAGCTGGGTACTCAGAAGAAAGTGATTGCAGAATCACGCGGCTTGCATCAACTGCTTTCGGCTATTACCCAAATGTGTGCAAAATACCCTGCAGCTTCTGTCAAAGTTGCGACATTGAGCAGCCTGACAGGCTAACCGCCTCCTGGCAACTTTCTGTAATTGTCGATCGTGGTTTATTTTTAGTACCTAAAAATGGTCATGCTGTCAGTGTTTGATCACAAGGGCGATTTGCACAAGTCAACATCTATTGACCTGCCCAAGGATGATCTGCACCACCACATTAAAGCTATACATGACCCAGATGGTCAGGCAGAAGCATATTTCAAAATTGGATCTGATCAGCCTGTTAAAGCCAGTTACCATAGTCACAAAGTCAAAGCCGCCAAAGATCATCTACAGGCTCACAAGAAGCTTGGTCATAGTGGTGGACATGGTGGACATGGCCACAGCCTACTTCACTTCTTTCAATCCATACCTATCGTTGGTCACGTAGTCGGTGCTGTTGCTCGAGCTGTGGGCCACGGTCACAGCCACGAGACTCCAAAGTTGACTGGCAGTGCGTCGATGTCAGGTGGTAAAGTTAGACATCACCGCACAACAACTTCTAAGAGACCTCTAAATGCTTGGCAGCAGTATGTTAAGAACCACCTGTCAGACATCAAAGCCAGTAACCCAACCATGTCACGCAGTGAACTATTCAAAGTGGCAAGTCACAACTACCATACTTCCACTTCATCTTCATACTGAACTAATGCTAACTACTATTCTAATTACTAACTCTGTTAGTAATAAGATGACATCATTTATCACTGCTTATCGCCTGAAGGCTAGGCTGATGTTCCTTTCTTGTTTCGTCTTATACCGAAACCTAAACGAGAAGTTTTTTTTGCCATATCCTTCTTAACATCAGTGGTGTCAGTGGTGGTCTGGCTGGTAGTAGTGGTCACTGAACCATCACTGTTGACCTTATTACTGTTCTTGACGTCGACAGTGTGGTTGATCATGTCCTTCAGACCAATGTTTCTCAGCGCCGAAGTAACGTCACCAATCAGATGGGCAGCCAGTTGCAGAGCCACGGCCAGCTTCACCTGTCCTGTCAGATGCCCACCAACCAACTGCAGCACCTCTGGCACATAGCTGCCAATGTCCTCGGCAAAGTCAACCACGAAGGCCACCACCTTCATCACGTTCTTGAGGTCAACACCCCGAATCTCGGCCTGCTTCTTGCCCACTTCATTGACCTTGTCAGCGACATCCTGATCTTGCTTTTCCTTCTGCTTGTTGTAGTCATCAATGAAGTTAACCTTGGTAGACGGCTGTGATGATTGTGCTACAGGCTTGGCTGCTGGTGTTGGTGGTGTTGACGGTGTTGACAAAACAGTAGTTGTAGTTGTAGTTGATGCAGAGCCCTTGCCCATCCCTACAGTCAGGTTCTGAATCTTCGACTCAGAACCCTTCTCTAGCACTGACAACCTTTGGTTCAAGTCTTTAATACTACTCATGACTCTGACTTTTGACTGCTAAAATATTTTTGAGCAGTTACCATTTCCCACCAATAGTTTTCATGGCGTCTGCGGTAGACAAGTTGAGCTTCAAAGACTTCTTAGGACCTGAAGACTTGGCAGCAGACTTGTGACCGCTGCTATGGCTAGCAGATGATGGCAGAGACTTGTGATGACTGACACCACCACCATTGCCAAAGAACATGCCGCCACCACTGGATGTATCGTAGCCGTTACCAAAGAACATGCCATCACCAGTCTCTTTCTCCTTCTTCTTGATGGACTTCTTACTGTGATGACTGCCAACATGCAGGCCAGTCAGCTTCTTAACCACATCATCTACATCCTTGTCGTAACCAGTCTTGACAACACGCTTGTGATAGCGACTGGCATGTTTCAGCAGATTGTGTAAGAGACCTTCAGGCCTGATTGACGCACCACTGGAGCCACCGAATATCTTGGAAGGGTGAAAGCCCCTAATACTAGCTCCTCTAAGCAGTTTATCCCTTCTCTCAAACATATCTGTAGCTGGCTTTTTATGATCACGAAAGAGTTTTGAAAATTTCTTGTGCACCCATTTTGGTCAACCAACCTCGCTGCATCATGGCGGTGGCAATCTGGTGACCCTCTTCACGCACACCTGAACTGGTGTTACCTGCTCGCACATCTGACATCAGCAGTGTGAGTCGCCGCCTCAAGTCAAAGGCGCTGTGATAGGTGACAGCTGGACCGAAGGCCGGCTTGATGATAATTGGCTTCTCATACCGCTGCTCCACTACCTTCACGCCATGCTTGCTGGCTGTGCCAAGAGACTTGGGCTTAGTGTGACTCACACCCCGCATGTTCATAGCAGCCATGGAAGCGCTGGCATCTGCCACAGATCTGCCTTGCTGCTGTCGCTGACGGTTATATTTCAGCCTGAGATGTTCATTCTGGTCAACCCTGATTGGCGCCACTGTTGACTTCAGGCCGAATCTACTTAGGCCTGCACCATACTCGTCAAGGTAATGCTGGTTAGATTCTACCCTGTGATACCGATTGAAGTTTTTACCGTTCCATCTGTAGTCAGCATCACCGAGGCGATCATGGGTTTGACCCAACTCTTTGAAAGCATCGTTGGCCCTCTTCTTATCAAACTCTTGGTTCCCGTTGAGTCTGACAGCATTGGCGAATATTTCCCTGACTCTCTCAATGATGGAGGCATTGCCGGCAGCTGCTGCGGGGTCAGCCCATCGACTGCCAGGCAAGTCAGTCATGATTTCGTCTGCAGTATCTCCCAACGCCCTCATCCTCAGCACTATGTCATTAGGGACAGCATAACCAGCATTCTGAATCAAATCATCTATTTCTTGAGCATAGGAAGCTAGTGGAGCTGCTCCAGCAACTGCATGTTCAAGAATGGGGTCATCGAGAGTTGCCCTAATCTGATTCTCATCCACAACCATGTTGTCGAAGTTGGGGTCGTTCTGCTGCTCCACAATCTGATATACGTACTTGCAGAACAGGATGTCGCTGTTAATGCTGTCAATATATCCCGCATCTGGCTGTACGATGCCGTGCCAGGCTAGCATAGCCCGCTTTTGGTCAAGCAGTCTGTTAACAAGTTCAACGATGTAATCCTTGTGCTCGTCTTCGTCATAAAGATATACGTCGTAGGCATTTTCAATTTGCTCTTGAGCAGCTTCCCGGTTCCCGTCATCTGGATCCTCGAAGAAAGTCTTGAGCGAGTCTCTCACCATGCTAATAAGACCCTCTTTGAGAAAATCATCAAGGTCATCATTATTCATCGCAGCCAGGAGAGCCCAGTTAGCCATCAAGTTCATCTTGTTACCTGACCACAGATTCGCAGGCACTGGTTGACCAGCATTCTGAATAGCGACGGCGGCAGCGGCTGGCTGGTTAACATAACCAGCCCAGCCGTTCATGTTGACGATGAGTTGCTGAAAGATTTTATTCTTGCCACCTGAGCCCGCCATCACCACTGCCTGCTGCAGGCCATCGACAACTTCATTGAGCTTGTCGACGTTGAGTTTAAAGCCACTCTGGAGAGTCGTGTTAATGGTGTTGGTCAAGCCCAGCAGGTTCTTGTTGTAATCGGTTGCCCCCTTCCTCAACTCCAGCTGCTCGATATAGTTCAGAGCCTGGTTAAGCATGGTCAGTTCAGTGGGATTGTATACACCAGAGATGATGCGGTCTCTGATATTACTCTTGACTCGGCTGAAGGTCTTCTTCATCTCATCATCACTGGCTGTAGTGTTTGACAGCAGAGTCTTGAAGGACCTCGTGGCCACGCTGCCTGTTGACGACTCTGACTGCTTCTTCTTGGCATCCCGCAAGTTCTGTGCAATAGTCAAGCGGGCTATATTTAGCCTTGGATCCAGGGCTGCCGGGTATTTTGGAAACTGATTGGGATAATCCTCAGTGCCCTGCTGCTGCTGCTGTAACTGCACTGCCGGTGATGGCTCTGGCCTATGATACAGCCTGAAGCGCTCAGCTGTCTGCTTCTTCAACTTGGTCTTACTGGCTGCCAGCTCTTTCGCCATCTCTACATTCCTGGCCTCTTGTGCCAACCTCTTGGCCATGAACGTCGCTGATGAAGACATTGCTATTTTCTGGCTGTAAAAATTCTGTGATGTCGAAACGCCAATCTCACAAATTCAACGCGACGTCAGATGTCCAGCTTAACCAGTTAATGGCTGGTATTCCTAACTACTTGGGTGCTCGCCCCAGCGATTGGGTCAACGGCAAGAAGCCACCAAAGGAATGTTACCTGATCCTTAACCTGGAGGGCAGTAAGCAGCCAGGCTCACATTGGCTGGCTGTGTGTAACAAGCCAGACAATAGTAGCATCGAGTACTTTGATTCTTTCGGCTTACCACCTGAGGATAATGTGTTGGCTTACATGAAGAGGTCCGGCAAGCCAGTGTTCGTCAACCGCCACGAGATTCAAAACTACCACTCAGAGGCTTGTGGCGACTACTGTGTGAACTATCTGAGGCAACGGTATGCAGGCAAGTCACCGGCTGACATCATTGACAGCTTCCGGGCTGGTTGGCCTGACTCGCCAGTGACAATGGGCAATGACCAAACTCTCTGGCAAGAAATGCACGGCGGAAAATTATTACCATCTAAAAAAATGGTCCGAGTGTCTGTATTCGACGGTAAGGGTCTACCCATCTCTGAAGGCGAAGTGGCCATGACCAAGCCACAAATCAAGAAGGTCTTACAGTCTCTACCCAAGGGGCGGAAGCGTATCCATGTGCGGTTGGGCAAGGAGCAAAGTCACAGCACCCATGACATCAGTCCCAAGGCTATCGATGAAATTAAGCACAGTCCGCACGCTAGTGCAAGCAGCGTCACGCCTCTACTCCACCTACTACCCGGATCAACATCTGCTGCTGCTAGCGGAGACCATCATCACCATCATATGCATGGCTCCGGCAGTGACGGTGACAATGCCCTGAGCTTCTTCAACAACCTGGTTAATCAGGGCTTTGGCTGGGCTAACAACAGTATGGGAGCTGCTGCCTCTGTACTACCCAGCGTGCTTTCTATGTTTGGTGGTGATGTTGACAGTGACACCGACGACGATACTGGCAGCGGTCTTCACCATCACGCTCATCATAAAGGTCATCACCATGCTGCTGGTCATCACAAACATCACGCTCATCATCATGGCGGCGCTATGGGTGATCACGACACTGTTAGTAAGCAGCTGATTGACTCACGGATGGAAGAGGCCTTAGCTCATAAGGTGGCCAAGTCACACGCCAAGGATAAGTCTCATATTGAGCTGACTGATCTCCAGAAGGAGCGTATTCGCCGTGAGGTGAGATCAGTAATGAGACAGACAGAGGCCAGTGATGGCAAGACCTTTACCACGCATGACGGCGAGAAGGTTAAACTGCCCGCCCGTGATGCTGACGCTGACATGATTGCGGCTGTCAACAAGGAGTTAAGTGGTGGTCCTAAAGCAAAGAAGCCACTCACTGAGTATCAGGAGTATGTTCGTGACTGGATGGTGGAGATTGGTAAGGCCCATGGCCACATGAGTCGTGAGCACAGAAATGATGCTATGAAGGTGTTGGGTCACGGCTGGACTTCTGGCGCTTCTCAGTCTGAGATTGAGGATGAGTTAAGTCACCTGCACTTGTAAGCTAGTGATATTGTATTATTACAGCCTTAGGCTGTGATTGTAATCATTCATGATGATCATCATCATCATTATCACTGGTGACATTAACGCGGTTAGTACACATCTAGATGTGTAGATTTTTGCTTCTAGTCAGTACCGCTGATTTCATCAATGCCCAGCAGTTGTATGTTGATGTCATCTTCATAGCACTGGAGACAGGCAGTGACATAGGTGTTACCGTTGTCGGCCAGGCCTGTGCTGGTCTCTGGATACAGTCTGAAGATCTCGGTTAGGCACTCGTCACAGACGAACTGCAGACAGTTGTAACATTGATGCCATGGCTCATCTCGATGGCTGTTGGGGCTACCACAGTGGCATTGTTCGCACAGATCACAGGGCATAATTAATTTTTTACTGCTGAAAATTTTTATCAAGAAGAAGTTACAGCTGTTGTGTCAGTTGAAGTGTCAGCTGAAGTGTCAGCCTCTGCGTCTGCATCTGTGTCGTCGGGCTCTCCTAGGATCCGCTTAACTTCGTTAGCCAAGAACTCTACTGTCTGCTCCAGCACATCAATACGGCTACTGCCTGACTTGAGTTCTTCAATATCAGTCTTGATCTGATCAATGAATGCGGTGACGCCGCTAACTATCTCTCCTAGGGAGAACAGTGAGTGTTTGACAACAGTCTTACCTGACGTTGTCGGTGTTGATGTTGTTGGGTCTGAGCTACTACTGCTGCTACTATCGGTTGTTGATGCTGCCGGTGGTGAAGTTACTGTCGACATTTTTACTGCTGTGAATAATTATTTTTATTCGGCAGCGAAATTGTCCAGAGCTGTAGAGGCAGAGGCCTTAATTTTGCCTTGGCAGACCATCATGTGCCGATAGTACTCGTACTTATCTTTAAAATACTGATAGATCTCGTCGTTGGTCAGTCTGTCAATCATTGACATCCAGCTGAGGTGATCAATCATGGCGAGTTCAAAGTTTGGGCCCTTAGGTGATGCCAGCTGACCGAAGTTGGTATTGTACGCGGCGCCGGTAAATCTGAGTGAATTAAAGTCTGTCAAATCACCATTACGCTGCTGGTCAACCATGATGCTAAGCATCTCCTCGTTACGTGAGTGTGCCGACATCTGATGATACAATTCACGGTTAGTCATCTTCAGCATGCTGACTTCAGCGATCATTGCCAACAGGTTACTGCTGCTACTGTTGTTATCGGTCGCCATGTTTCTGTTTCCCAATAGTTAAAATTTGGGATTTACAAAAATGGTTATTCGTTGTTTACCAGCTTGGCGACCTGAAGCGGTGGCCGAGACAGTGCAGGTTGATCCCCAAGACTGGGAGTGGCTGAATCAGTGGGAGTGGATTTACCACAATGGCTATGCTCAGAGTCATGTTGACGGCAAGACGGTGTTGATGCATCGGCTAATAGCCAACGCGCCCAAGGGTACTGTTGTGGACCACATCAATCGTGACAGACTGGACAACAGGCGGAAGAACTTGCGAGTAGTTACAGTGCAAGCCAACGGCCTAAACCGGCGTCCTAATGTTAACAACAGCTCTGGTGAGACTGGCGTCTACAAGACTGATAATGGCAATTACCGCGCCCAGATTGCCGCCAACGACAAGGACTTCAACTTAGGCACTTACACTACTAAGACAGAGGCTGTCCATGCTTACCAGCTTGCTCACAAACGAATGAAGCAGTTGCATGGTATTAAGTGAGGGATGCAGTGATTGTGTCACTGTTTGAAACAGTGAATGGAAATAACCAGAACAGCGTGAGCGTCTCGTAAGTCCTAATTATGTAAAAAGTTAAATTCATTTTAGAATGTCAAAAATGTTGCGGGGAGGCGGGGAGGGGAGGAGGCCAAAATTTTTCTCGGCGCCATTTTGAAATGAGATATATATACATTGGCAGCCGCGGCCGCGGCTGCGGATATATATCCTTTTTTTTTCTTCTAATCAATTAAAAAAGTACCCTCCCCCTCCCCCTCCCCGCCAACTTAAAATATTGAAATTTCTAAAGAATTTACTTTCTCTAATGATTAGAGAGACGTAACTACTACAGTGCTGATTGTTCACCACTCCGGGTGTTGTTACCTGGTTCAGGAGGCAGGTGCTTAGCAGTTGATGAGGACTTAACAACATGATGAGCAGTGAATAAGGACATGGCTGACTGATGTACTGTGAATATTAAATTCATTTTAGAAATTTCAATATTTTAAGTTGCGGGGAGGGGGGGAGGGGGAGGGTACTTTTTTAATTGATTAGAAGAAAAAAAAGGATATATATCCGCCGCCGCGGCCGCGGCTGCCAATGTATATATATATATATATCTCATTTCAAAATGGCGCCGAGAAAAATTTTGGCCTCCTCCCCTCCCCCCCCCTCCCCGCAACATTTTTGACATTCTAAAGAGTTCTAACTTTTACAGAAAAGTAGAAACCAAAAGGTCACAGTCTGAGACTGTAACAACTATTACTTGATCTTCATCTTGCCCAACCGCTTCTCATTCAGCTTGGTGTTGACTGGCATCGCCTTTCTCTTCATTGTCGTCATCGTCTTCTTCTGAATCACGGTACTACCTACCTCTTCCTTCTCATGCTCCTCTTCCTTGTGTTGCTTCTTGTCAACAGCACCACTACTAGTCGGCAGATCACCGTGTGGTGACCTCATGTTGCCTTCTTCGTCAACCTTCCAGGTTCGCACCTTGAGAGGGGCCGGTTTGGCTATCATGCGGCCCTCACTGTCAAACAGAGTGTCTGGTCTTAATGCCTTCCTGTACTTCTTGCTGGGCTTGGGCTCGTTGGCATCGATGAACAGGAACTTGTCGAATTTATCTTCACCCTCGACTGGTGCTGTGGCTGACTGCATAATGGCTTCAAACTGGGGTCGAGTAATGTCACTGGCATAGAACTTGTGCAGATCAATCAGGTCACGAGGATTGAATGGCTTGAAGGCGATGTAATGGGTCAAACACTCCCTGACCTCCTTGGCGGTGTCATAGAACCCATGGCCGATCACAATCACACTGATGTTCTGAGGACGACCGGCTTTCAAGTACTCAACGATCTTGGCTGAGTTCTTCTTATCACTAGCCTGAGCTAAGTCATCAAAAAGCACCACATGTTGCTGGCTAGGGTCATAGTCCTTGACGGTGCGGTCTATCTCGTTGGACATGTGCAGATAGTGGTCCAGATCGTCTTCATCAATGCCTGCCTGCTGCAACTTGACGGTGACATACTTCCTGAGCCCCACAAACATATCCTGATCGAGGTTCTTGGCGTACACTGAGATGGTGTTCGGAACAAAGTGCGAGTAGATCAGATTGGTGGCCAAGTGAGTCTTACAGCTACCGGGTGGTCCACTGATCTGAATACGAGCCGGGTGATTGATAACACCACCCTTCTGCGAGTACTTGTCCTTCATTGACGGCGACGCCGCATACAGGTTGCTGATCTCATAGTTAGGTAATTGCTGCTCCTGCTGCTGCTGTTGTTGTTTACTATTGTCGCTGCTCCGCACTCTACTGTTGCCACGACTACGAAGCCTCTCAGCAGTACCAGCTATTGGTCGAGCTACAGAAGTGTGCGTAGCAATAGCAGTAGCAGCAGTGGCTGATGGTCGCAAGATACCACTGACAGCTGCCAGTCGAATAGATGGCGATACTGCAGATTTGCGAGTTAACTTAGGCTTACCTGACAACATCTATTTTCGGGATAGCTTACCGCTATTTTCATACACAGAAAAAAATTCTACTGACTGAGCCAGTAGCCTAGTTACATGTCAACCCATTGTGTACACCGACAGCGTTATTCCTACTGTGCGGCTGGAAACCTTCAAAACCTTGTCATCTCTATTTCTATTTTACACTGTCTACTATCCACTGTCTCGATAGATAGACTGGGGTTCTGAGTCGAAGACTCAGAACCTGACTGTAGGGATGGGTGTCGTTCATCACCTGACTTCATTTTGATTCTGACCCCGTGACTTCAGAATCAATTATTTTTTTGTTGCTACAACAGAAACAACAGTACTCACTTGAGGTCAGCCAGCTTGTCACTGATGCTGTTGACGTCGTCGGTGTCAATGTCGAAGCTGGACTGCAGCAGCTCACTGATCTTAGTGGCCTTAATGGACTTGCGCAACTCCTTCTTTTCCTTGTCGGGCATCAGCTTACTACTTTCGTAACCTTCGAACTCATCCATGTCGTTATCTAACATGAAGTTGTACAGTTCAGCCTTGGCGTCTCTGAGTGACTTCAGGATTTGGTCATAATCTGACTCCAGCTTAGCGATCTTAAGCTTCTTGTCCACCTCAGCCTTCCTAATCTCCAGCGCCTTGATCTCAATAACCAGATTCGACATTCTCACTAGGTTTTTCTTTGGCAAATATTCAGAAATTTTGGATTTTCTCAACAAGAATTTTCCGTTTCTGCCCGGAGATATTAGTTAGAGTTCCGTCAGCGCTACGATCTTAACTGACATCACTGACTGCATTATCGGTCTAAAGGTCAGTTCGAAGTTAGTTCCTTCACCATTAAAGTTCGCTATCGAACCGTAGCTGTCGTAGAAGCGCATTCGAATGCTGTCAACCACTTTCTTATTTACTGGGTAGTAGCTGTACTGAACTGGGTCTTTAAGTGACTGGCCATAATCAAGAGCGCCACCAGCCACTGACTTGATGATGCCAGAAGCGTTACTGTTAGAAGCGGCCGTGTTCATGCCGCCTGAAGTGATGTCGGTGTAAACATAGAGTCGCTGAGACCTGTTATTGAAGGTGGCAATGTTCGTCGCGGTAAAAGTGGTGACGGTGTCGCCGCCGCTGTAAGTGCCAGCTGGGAAGCCCAACACTACACCGAAGGCGGCCGGGATCATAATGTTATAGCCGGGATTCAGCTGAATCTGCACGCGGTCAAAGGTGACGTTGGAGATGAAGTTAATGGGATACACATAGTTGGGAGCGGTGCCAGAGTAGTCGCCGTTGCTCAGCATCACGCCCTGCAACACTGCTTGTATACCAGCTGCAATGTAAGCACCGTCTGGCAGAGTCACCGACACAACACCATCATGATCGTCGCTGGAATAGCTGAAGGTGTTATTGCCGAGGGCAGCCGAGATGTTGGGAATGGAGTTGGTGAAGTCGCCGTCAGTCAGCGCCACCTCGTACGGCTGGTTTCCTAAGTTCAACGACGGCGTCACCACCCAGTAAATGTCAGCGGGGTTCTGGTCGGGCACTGCAATGCTGGAAATAACCATTTGGTATTCACCTACGCTTGAAGCTGCTTGTTGGGGCATGGTTTGCTAATTTTTTTTCTACACAAAAAAGTGGTCCAGTGAAAATGCCCGCCCAATCGAAAGATAAAGACATCGAGACCTATGAGTCGTTCGTAGACCCCATCTATGACCGAGTGAAGGCCAACCACTACGCTGAGATGACAGGCAGCAGCAAGTTTTACTGGCTTCCTGTTACGCCTGAGATCGGCACTGTCCGGCCCGACATTTGGAACAGTGCCAGCGGCCAAGGCCCTGTGCTGGCCTTTGAGCGTGACCTTAACACTGACCAGTATGTGCTGAAAGACTTGGGTATTTACGCCATCGTGCAGCTGACCAAGACATTGGGCTTTAACCCAGCTGGCTCAGCGGCCTATCAGTTCACAGGCAGCATCAATGACAACTGCTCGTTCCAAACTGACGCCTGGTTCCAGACTATTAAGGTGATGATTGACGGCCAAGACATCTCAGCTACTACCGGCAAGAATAACGCCTTCAAAGCTGCCCACGTCAAGAGGTTGCTGCAAGAGACTCCTGATTATAATTTGATGATCCGTGGTGACCAGTGGGCCTACATCGATACTGGAGTTGGCAACTACAACTACGCCGCTGCTGGCAACCTTGACCTGACCTGTGGCGCTTCGGCCAACAGAGTTGATAAGAACATTTACTGTAATGTGCAGGTGTCTGGTGTGGCCAACGCTCTATCACCTGTGATTGGCAACAATGCAGCCGCCGGCTCTACTACCATTGGAGGGGTGAGAGCGTCATCGGCAGGCATAACCAATGCTATCGCTAATCTCGCCGAGATCGCACAAGGCACTAGCGGGGGAGCTATAGCTTTCGGTGCTGCTAATGCTGGTGCTCTACAAGGTGCTGGCGTCGCTACTTCTCTAAGTGCTGATGGTAACCCCTTCTTCTTCATGCAGAATAACCCCTACTTCAATGAAGGCTTCTATCAGAAGTGTATTAGGACCAACAGCGGTTTTGGTGTGGCCATCTGGATCCCACTCCGCAACTACTGTTGTGCCCTAGAAGCTCTTGCCTCACCTATGACCAACTTTAAGCTGAGGGTGGAACTGACCAGAACTTCACCGGCTGTTATGTGCTTTGAGGCTAATGCAGCTGTTGATGCCACTGCTGGAAGTGGTCAGTGGCCTGCTCCAGCTTTTCCCTACTTCCAGCGTATTGAACTGCACGTGCCCTGTATCAAGCCTGACACCGAGATGCAGAAGAATATTAACAACACGCTGGCCGGTGAAGGTATTACTACCACACGCAAGTACATTGACATTGACGTTGTGCAGTATGGTCCACAGATCTCGGGCAGTTCACTGTCTATCGTGCTGCCCAGCGCTGTTGACCGCAAGCTACTCGGTGTGATGGCCGCCCTGCAGTTCGTGAATGACACTGGCCCTAACAACTACTCTGGTAACTGCCACCGCTACTTTAACCCGCAGATCAAGTCAGCTATCATGCGAGTGTCTGACGGCCAGAACTTCCCCTACACGCCGTTGCTAACTAACCCGGCCACCGGCATTGTCGATGATGTCACGTTGTGGCGTGAGCTGATGAAGATAGCCGACATTGAGGGTAACAACCAAACTTGCCTGATTGACCACCGGAGCTTTATTAATCACAAGTTCTTCGTCTGCTTCGACACTAGAGAGGCCGAGCCTTTTGACTTCATCACCCGCGGACCTCAGGCCCTAAGCTTTGAACTAAGTTGGGCTTACAACATTCCTCAGCTGAACTCTATTGCAGGAGCCGGTGCTCCTGCTGCTGGCCTGGCTGCTGGTGTCAACAATGGTGCCCACGGTCGTTTCTTGGCCGAGGCTCCAAATGGCCCAGCCTACATGTACGCCTTTATCTTCCAAGAACGTGCCATGACTGTTACCGAGCGTGCCGGCAAAGTCACCATCTTGTCGAACGCCATCTACACCGATTGAACACTGACTGTAGGTTCTGAGTTGAAGACGGGAAAGGTAATCGCCAGCATCGATCTTGTTGTCACAACAAGAACATAATTCAAATTCGTAAAAATTTTTATTGTTACTAAACAATAGGTCAAAATGGCGACTGACATTATCACCTATGAAGAGTTGGTGCCCGAGATGTATGACAAAGTGAAGGGCAATGAGTATATTGGCCGCACTGGCAGCGAGAAGTTCTACTGGACTACAATTACATCCGAGCAAGGTGGCGGCCCGCCTGACAACTGGAATACCGCCGATGGCTCTGGCGGTCAACCAGTTACTTATCAGCGCTCCCTGAATTCTGATCAGTTCGACATCAAGAATATGGGTCTGTACGGTATCGTGCAGATGTCGAAGGTTGGTGGCAGTAATCCGCTGACAGCTGGTGGCACCTGGGCTGGTATTGGCACCTTCTCCGGAGCTAACGGCGATAACTGCACCTTCCACACTGACTGCTGGATTGACACCATCCGAGTTCAGATTAATGGTGTTGACATCTCAGCTACCACCGGCAAGACCTATGCGTACAAAGCTGCACACATCAAGCGACTGCTGCAAGAGACTCCTGACTACAACATGATGATTAGAGGTGGTCAGTGGGCCTATGTTGACAGTGGCACCGGTAATCTGCCCTACACCGATGCTGCAGCCAACTACCACGACCTGACTTGCGGCGCCAGCTGTGACCGTGTCAAGTTCATTCAGCAGTCATCTGTGGTCACTGTTCCTATCGTGGGCACTATCGGAGCTAACGGGGCCTTGGCTGTCAATACTAACGGTGCCGCTCTGCCTGCTGGCTCACCTGTGATTGCTGGAGTAGCAGGTAATGGTTTCGGTGAGTTGACTGAATCAAGTGGTGTTGGTACTATTTCTGGCGGCAACTTCACTGCCTTCTACAACCAGAACGTTATTGCTGTGGGTCAGACGGCAGTGCCTATCTTGGCAGCTGGTGGTGGCACCAATGACTCAGTGGCTGCTGCTGCAACTGGAGCCCAGCCCACCGTCAACGCCGGTGTTACCAGCTTCACTGATGTCTGTGCTGGCGCTGGCGGTCTCTTTAATGCCGCTGGTACTGCTGGTCAAGCTGGTGTTGCACTGTCATACTCAGCTGATGGTAACCCTTACTTCTTCATTGATGAGAACCCCAACTTCAACGCAGGCTTCTACAAGAAGTGTATTAGGACCAAGCAAGGTTACGGTGTTGCCATCTGGATCCCGCTGCGTTACTACTGTCATGCTCTGGAGGCCTTTGACTCGCTCATGACCAACTTCACGCTGAGGGTTGAGGTGGTCAGGCCCAACGCTAACATCATGTGCTTCGAACCCAACCTGGTTCTGGATGCTACCGGTGGTGCCGCCATCTACACCCAGTACCCATTTGCTGGCTACCCTTACTTCCAGAAGCTAGAGTTGCACGTGCCGACTTATACACCTAACGAGACTATGAGGGCTGAGCTGTCTGACAGGCTGGCCAAGGGTATTACCACTATTCGCAAGTATGTTGACATTGACGTGTTCCAGGTTAATACTGCAATGCAAGGCACTACCAGCAACAACGTGGTGTACAACAATGCAGTCAGTCGTAAGCCTATCGGTGTCTTGGTGGGCTTCCAGACTGCTAATGATACTGGCACGGGATCTGGAACTGTTCCTTACTATGCTGGCAATCCTCACCGCTACTTCAACGTGGGAATGACCAGCGCCTACATCAGCATTAACAACCAGAACTTCCCCTATCAGCCTCTTGTTACTAATAACAACTACGGCGCCAGCGTGCCTGACTCTATTGCCATGTGGCGTGAGCTGATGAAGTTCGCCAACGTCGAGGGTAACAACCAGGCCTGTCTTATTGATCATCCCGCGTTCGTCAATCACAAGTGCCTGTATGCCTTTGACACCCGCGAGTGCCAGGAGATCCCTTACCAGACTCAGGGCAGTCAGCCGATCACCTTTGTGGCTAACTGGAACTACAACATTCCGTCTACGCCAGCTACCTTTAATAATGCTGCCGCTGCCAACGGAGTTGCCGCCGGCTGGAACAATGGATTAAACGGCCGCTTCCTTGGTGAGCTGCCTGTCGGTGTTACCAACGTGTGGTTCTTCGTGGTGCAAGAGCGGGCTGTCAGTGTGTACGAGACCACTAACAACGTTGCTGTGCTGGCCGACGTCATCACTGCCGACTAAGGGTTGTTGTCTTGTTGTGGCTGTTGTTGGTATTGTATTCTTGTTGTTCTCAACAACAAGAGAGAAAAATTATAATAGTTGAAAGTGGGAGAAAGATGCATGATCAAGCTCTTGTTAGTACTTACTTCCATCAGATTAATAGCAATGTGCGCTATGATGACCATTCACCAGAGGCCGAGAGGAAGAAGGCGATCTTTGTTGAAGGATTGAAGCGAGTGTATTTGACTGACAACATACTGAACATGATTATAGTCAGGAATGAAGAGGACATTGAAGAGGAGATTCCTAAGCCAACGCTGATACAGAGTATTGAGGCCAAGCTTAACTTGGAGGTTGGTGACGAGCGCAACTTTTATCACTGTCACATCTTGCTGACCATTCGCCATCACTCTGCTGGCCTGATGTATGTCAGCAACCGGGTGGCTGATTACTTCAAGCACAAGTATGGCGTCAGCTTCTACGTCAGCCCGGCCATCCAGCGCCAGGACTTCAGCTTTCAGTATGACCGCTACTTGCAGAAGAGGTTGAAGCGGTTGCCACAGCTGGTCATCAACAACACTCTGACTTACCTGGATGGTGAAGCCGACGTCTACTTCAAGAACTACAACACCAAGAAAAAGTTAGTTACAGCTGCAGCTGTCACTATGGCTGACAGAGTCAGCAGTAGTAGTCGTAGTAGTAGTAAGCAGTCAACGAAGTTGAAAGTGAAGAAGCAGCAGTAGTAGTAGTGCAGATCAGATCTGGACTTGATTCAGTTACTCATCATCATCATCATCATCAGTAACAATCTCTTCAGAAGAGGCGGTAGCTGTAGTTGAAGTGTCGTCATCACCAGTAGCAGTGTCATCAGCAGAAGAATCATCATCAGCAGAAGAATCAGTAGCCGTAGTTGAAGCAGTTGATGGATTCCCCTGAAGAGGGAGCAGAGAATAGGCAACGGCGTTAACCTTGATGTTGGTCTGTTGCTCAGTAGGTGGGTCACGCAGTTCAATGATGGCAACTTTGTCCCAGTTAGGATACTGGCGATCTAAGTAGGGATAAGGGTTATTGGGTCCTTTGACTGAAATGCCATCAAAGTCATACTGCTTGAGCGGGTACAGGTCTTCCTTGAAATGGAAACACTTGAAGAACCTCTCACGCAGTGGCTCATAGTCAAGGGCAACCACATCTCTGGGGGCAACAGCTGTGGTGGGAATGTTCTCCTTGTCCTTGTCCTTATCATTGTCCCCAGAAGTTGCCTCACCATCAGCGACGTCCTCACTGTCAGCCACAGCACTGGTGTCAATCACCTTGTAAGGACCGTAGGCAAAGATGTCGATTGTGGTGGTGCCAACAGTCTTGATATCATTGATCAGCCACTGGTTGGGGTAAAAGAACTTCATCAGTCCTGGGCTGTAAGAAATGCAGCAGTTCAGTTCAGGGGCAGGGGTCTCCAGCAGCTTGAACAGCTTCTGGTAGTGGGACCTGGGCACAGCCAGATCGACATCGTCATCAAAGGGGATCTGTCCTTTATCTCTGACAGCTCCCAGCATAGTGCCGCCGTCCACCCAGTAAGTGATCCCATTCCTGTCTAAGTAGTTGGTGACGGTGACTAGCAACTGATGAAGCAGGTCAAGGTGTGACTGGGGCAGTCGGTACTGATCAATCTCTGGCGGGTACGCAAAACCGGAAGGAGAAGTTTGGTTTGACATCTCTTTTTCAATTCAGGAGAAATTCAAAGAAAAAGGTATGATATTTATTGTTTCCAATTTGGATTATGATATAAATATACGTAATAACATCAAGGATGTAAATAATATAGAGTGATGTTGTAAAGCGTTACTAAAAGTCGTTTTCGTCGAAGAGCTCGCTGGTGTCCTCATTTTGGTCCAGGGCATCATTCAAATCCGCAAAGAGGTTTTTAACACGTTGATATTGACCCGCCAGGTGCTCAACGTTGAGTCGCGTAAGGATGTTGTGGCTGGTTCTCTCCATCATCAGATCAAGGCGATCGTCGAGTTGGAAACTGTCGATGATGCCAAGACGGCGGGCCTCATCAAGGCGAGCCCTGTAATGTGGGACCCGTTCCCTTAAACTATTGATAGCAGCAGTGATGTGCTGAATTCGTTGTTTCTTCTTGATGTCATTCAAGAGAAGTCTCTGGGTAGGATCCCTCAAGTCAATACGAGGAGCGCGGGGGCGGGGGCGGGGGCGGGGCTGCTCTTCATCAGCTGGCGCAGCAGGGGCGCGAACGGTGAGAGGGCGCTGAGCAGAGGCGCGAGCGGGAAGAGGGCGCGGAGCTGCAACTGCGGTAGGAGCAGTAGTACTAGAGGCGGTAGAGCTGCTGGCAGCGAAGGTGAAGAGACCCGAGGCAGGGGCACGCAGGGCTGCAACTGGAGGAGCAGGAGTGGCGCCGAAGGTGAAGCCAGAAGCAGAAGCGCGCGGGGCTGGAACAGGGGCGGGACCAGGAGCAGTGGTGGTAGAGCTGCTGGCACCGAATGAGACTAGGAAAAGTGTCGGGTGTGCGTCCCTGGTAATGGGGTTACGGCAGATAGGGCACGCAGGCGCGAAGGTATTACGGACCCAGGTTGAAATACAGACCTTGCAAAAGGTGTGGGGGACACCATTGCTAGTGTGCAAGTTGTAAGGATCAAAGATAGCAGTACAGCAAATGACACATGGAGTGTCTCCATCATTATTGGGCTCGTCGACATCCATGATGATTAGTAGTTCCTAGTTAGCTTGAGAGACAGAGAGAAGTAAGTAGGTGACTTGAAAGAAAGTAAGATTTTTTTTTGGAAGAGAGATGGGACGGAAAAGAAAAAAGGGGTGGTTTGGTTAAATACAGAAGGAGAACATTACGTAATTGGGAACACTTGCAGAAACTAAGCATGACATCATGCGAACCATTGTCATGGAAACCAGATAATTTCCCCTATTTTCCCCCTATTTTTCCCCTATTTTTCCCCTAATTTTTGCCTCCTGATCGGAGAATTTTCAAGGCTGGTCTAGGCTTTCTTTCAAGGTGCAGCCCAAGAGCTCCAAAAGATGTTGACTGATCAATCTTGACCTCCTTGCCAACATCTGACCAGGGATGTGAAAGAGGAACTTACTTGTCAAATTGTCCTTGAAGGCAGGGAAAAGACGAGAAGGAGGAAGATAGAGAAGAAGTCAGGTGATTTTTCAAAAGCACAAATAAATCTCTCCAGTCTTTCTCCTTCCACTCCACCAAAGAATGAATCACAGGGGACCACCGATGTCTACCACTACTGCCGGCGACCAGGGCTTTATTCAGAGAACCTTCAACCCAAAAATCGTGATCAAGAACGGGAGCAGCCAAATGCTGTACTTCATCTTCACGAGCGACCCAAACGCCACTCAGGTCACTACTTTGCAAGGCGGGGTCGGCCAGTCAGGCATCACCTTCAACTATGTTGCCCAGAACAAGCAGCAGATGGTTTCTCTGCACTCTCTTGCCCCGGGGGCCATTACAGAGCTCAGGGAAAAAACCTACTACATGACCGTGGCCCGCAAGAAGAGTGATAAGAGGTTTGCCATTCTTCGCCAAGCCAAGAAGCTGGAAGCCGGAGAAGTCTGGACCGCAAACGACCAGTTAGGCGAGATTTTCGTGGTTGACCGCATCCATTGTTGATCTTTCGTCTTCTTTATGGCTGAAGAACGGTGTTGTCCACTCCCCGATTTTTTTTTCATTCAACACATCCATCTGTGGCCCCCTTTCACGTAACTTGACTCCAGCTCCCTCATGTGTGCGTGCCCTGTGTGAAGCCTGTGGTCTGACATCCCTCTGGTAGTAGCTGCGAGTCCGGGTGAAGGTGTGAGCTCAGGACCTGGTGTCGCAGCCGGACATGGGTGGCGTTGTAGGTGGGAAACAGCCACTCAAGTTTCACATTGATGGCTGAGATCAGGGCCTCTGAGGGTGGTAGCCGGTGGTTAATGTAGTGGTCCTGGGTCTCGTTGAGACACTTCAGGGAATTCACCGACCGTCTCAATGAGTCTCTGGGAGATGATGCCGCCATTACTTCACCTCCTGAGGGTGTTCGAACCCATACTGCCCTTGATGCCAGCTTGGTGGTCTCGGTTGTCATGCTGCAGACCCTGGCCATCTGCCGTTTCATGCTGAAGAAGCTCAAGACGCACCCTGACACCCTTGTCATTGAGCTGGCCTCTCACTTCGCCCTCGTCATGGTACTGTTTGACTACGACAGTCTGATGCGCTCCTACCTCTCCGTTGAAGATGTGAAGACTGGCAACACGGTGGCTTACCCATTCCGCTTCAGCCCCGGTGAAGTCTTTGAGCTCGAGGACCAGATCAAGGATCTCTACCAAGCCTACAACGAGACCGCGGACGAGTGATCTATCTGCCTCTTCCCTCCACATTGCCTTTGGTGACTTTTCCCTTTGTGTGTGTGTGTGTTTGTGTGTGGGGAAAGAAAATATTAGTTTCGGCTATTCTCTTTGTAACTCTTTTTCACCTCAACAGAAGCAAACAAGATGAAGACGAGCAGAAGACAGGAGACTCAGATTTCATGTTCACAGTCGCCATGATGCTAGGCGTGCTACCATGACAGCAAGGGAGGGAAAGGATTATGGTGGGAATATCTGACAAACAAGAGGAACTTGCTTGTCAAATTGTCCTTGAAGGAGAAGGGAGAGGAGAAAAGAGACGGGAAAAGAAGTTCAAAATAAACCAGCTTTATTTCGTTGCAGAAGAGGACAGCAAAAGAGGATAGACCACCCAAAAGGTAAACTAACACAGAGGATAGATTAACAGAGGAGGCTCAAAAAAACAATTCCTTCACGACATGAGTTTCTTCTTTGAGAATTTGGTCATTGGCAGTCCAGATTTCTCCTGACTCAAGTGGGCGGTTGTAGCGAATGAGGGAGTATCCGCCTGACTGCTTCTTGCGTGCAACTGTGAGGAAGACCCTCTTCTCGTTTTTGTATTCCATCTCCTTCCCGGGGGGCATGGTGAAAACCGAAACCACGGTCTTGTTCTTCTCAGCAACGAAGTTGAAGTTTCCTCCATTGAGACCAGCGCCAGCGCCGAGGCTCGTTATCTTCGTAGCATTTGGGTCTGGGGTAACAATGAAGAAAAGGGTGGTGGTAGAGCAACCATTCTTTAGGCTGACTTTGGTGGTGAAAACGCGCTCCAAAAGAGGAGCGACTCTCATGCTCACTGGCGGGGGAGCGTGATTGGACATTGGCCTATCACGCTGCATTTCTTGAAGTAAAAAAGAAGAAGAACTGTGAGCAGGAGAAAAGAGAGGGTGAAAAAAAGGAAGTCTTACTGGAGGAGAAGGAGGGAAAAGTTGAAAAGAAGTCTTTTCTCGTTTCTATTTGATTCGGTTAATTTTGATGATGTCAGGAGTTGACACTTGACGTTCTGCCTGAACCCGACATGGACGTAGCTCAGGAATTCAGGTAGTAAGAATTGATGAAGTGGTCGAGAGGGTCGGACATGTTGGGATTTGGATAGGTGTCGCCCTTGGTGGAGAGAAAGAAAGAGGAGGGTGAAAAAGAGGGGTGCGAAAAAACGAACGCGAACATCAGAAAAGTGGGTCACACAAGGTAATTCGCAAAAAGGAAAAATGAAAACTGGGTCACACACATCTTCCTTCTTCTCGTGCCGTTCTTCTCACACTCTTGACATGGAAGGAGCTCAAACGAGACTCCAGAGAGAGCTGCAAATGCTGACAGAGAACCCCCCATACTTCTGCAACAGCGTGGGGCCCGTCGGCGAGGACCCCTTTCACTGGCAGGCGACCATCATGGGGCCCCCTGACAGCCCCTTCCAGGATGGAGTCTTCTCCCTGAACATCCACTTCCCCCAAGACTACCCCTTGAGCCGCCCCCAGGTCAAGTTCACCACCAAGATCTACCACCCGAATATCAACAGCGATGGGAGAATCCACTGTGAACTCCTGTGTGGTGACTGGAGACCTGCCTTCACCATCGCGCACGTACTTCAGAATGTTAACACACTGCTCACTGACCCCGACTCTGACCACTTTTCCTGCCGTCTCGGGGAGAGGAACGAGATTGCCCCAGTCTACCAGGACAACAGACCCCTCTATAAGGCCACCGCCCGTGAGTGGACCATACAATATGCCACAAACTGAGTCGGCCTTCAAAGCCCTTGCCAAGTTGCTTGCCTAATTCTATTGTTTTTCTCCACCTGTGATGATGTGTTATGTTGTCTTTGGCTTTGTTTCGTGCCCCTCCCAAGAACTCCTCTCTTCCTTTCGCTCTTCCTGAACTTCATTACATTTGGGAAGCAACGAGTTGTTCTTTCCTCTTGCTCCTCGTCTCTGTCTGTCTCTCGGTTAACACCCGTGCTTAAGGTTCGGGTTACTTGGTGTCTCTGTGCGAACCTTAAGCACGGGTTACTTGGTGTCTCTGTGGGCATCTCTATTGGTATCTGAGCCGTGAAGGTGGTGTCAAAGTAATTTTTTGTGGTAGGGAAAACATGGATGACGTTCAGGCTGACTTTGCCGACCTTGTTCACAGGTTTGCCGAGTTGAATCTCGCAGTCAACATAGGCATGCATCAGATCCACTTGGGAATTATGCGCGGCCAAATTGCTCACAGGCTTGAGCTCTTTTTTCCTTCTCCGCCGCCTAGCAGTGCCCACGCATTCAAGAGGTACTTCACGTATCTCTGTATTCTGCGTCGCGACTTCCCAGCTGCTTGCAATAATCTCGGTCTCACTTTCCAGCTGCTGTTTCGTGAGTACCGAGAGCAATATGATCACATGGCTCGACTGTCTAGTGGCCCCAGTTCGACAAGAGGTGTTGCAGGCTCAGGCTTACGAAATCGTAGACGGCGTTGATGGAAAAAAATTCCTGCCCCTGAAAGTGTCAGTGTCCAAAAGATGGATCCTTACGAATACCAAGAGCTGTTGCAAGAGATGGGTACAGCCAGTGCCATGCTGGCTGCGGGTGTGGGGTTATCGATTGATATCAGACGCCGCATCTATGAGCTCCTGGTTCGGATCTTTCTCATTCCCCACGAGATGAATCTCACAAGAGTGCAGACTGGACTGGCTTGGCTTCAGGATCTGTCTCAAGACTATCCCAACGTGACTGTGCACTTCGATAGAATCGGCCTTATGCGAGTCATGTACCAAAGTTTCTTAGCAAGAGAGCACAATGTAATTGCTGACAGTCCATTTAGTTCGCCAAACAAAGGTGATCGTAGTGACCGAGGTTCACCGCCAGCCTCACCAACTGGTAAGTCTAAGAAGGGCACTGGTGTTGGTAACAAGCACAAGCCTAAAGGTGCTGCGGAGCGAGCTCAGGGGCGAAGGGTGTTTGAGACGGAGCTGTCACAGCCAGTTTTACGGGCCACAAATGTCGAGATCGACCATGGTGCTGCAGCACAGCCGTTGCCAAGGCAAAGGTTACCAGAGCCCAGTCCTATGCCCAGGCTATTCAACAGGCCCAACGTCAGCAACGATCGGTCTGCCAGACACGAACAGTTACTTGACAAAGTTAGAACTGGTCGCCCAATGACTGAACAAGAGCTGGTAGAGTTGCGCGAACGCAATGCGGAGAGAATGAGAGAGCTCGATGCGCTCGATGCCTTTGAAGAAGTCTATAAACCCTCGGAATCGTCTGGCAGTGGAATATTGGATAGCATGAGGAACTTCCTGCTAACCGGTGGAGTGAGGTATAAAGACAACTCTCATGCTGGCGGTGGCTGTAATGTTTTGAAATGTAAGTTTGGAGATCTAAAAGGTGCTGGTCTCACAATGCCAATTCGAGAAGGGCGCGATACTAATGGTGGCTACATGCAGTGGGGTAACCACGGCCACAAGTATTACTTTCAGCAAAACAATATGTCAAGCAGAAAGGAGGCTTACCAGTTGGCTGTCAAGCAGGGGCAAGCAGCTCATGCTAATGGCTATCGAGGCAAGTAGTGTTGTTGTTGTTGTAGTTTACTGTCTCAGACAGTAATTGTAGTAGTGAGTCACCTTCTCTTGTTCTTGCTCTTATCCTTGTAGACACGTTGGCGTAAGCCATGTTTATAGTCGATACGATGTTGGAGTAGGCCATTTTCACCATCTCTTCGAAAGTAAGGCGACCGGGCTCAAGACAGACAAGAACGTTGTCATGGGTGAAGAGTTGCATTCATTGTGAAGCTCGCCATGGTCGTAGTGACAGTGTTCGTGAAGCTGGCCATTTGAATACCAAGTCTTGCATTCACCGTGAAGCTCGCCATGGTCGTAGTGACAGTGTCCTGCAAGTTGACCGTTCCCACGCCACTCCTTGTTTTCACCGTGACGTCGACCGTTAAGTTCGGTGTACTTGGCCTTCACCTTGGCGATGCCGTGCCACTCAGTGACCTTGACAATAGTGTTGTAGCCGTCGTAAGTGATGTCGGCGGAGCTGAGCAGGTCCTTTGGGAGACCACCACTGTTGGGAATCAGGTCATATTGCTCATAGGCTGTTGCCCTGCCGTCTTCAAGAGTGTAGATACGCATGAAGGTTGCTTTGGTCATGTCTAAGGTCTCTAGGGCAGGGTTGTGGAAGAAGTACTTGACCACGCCATGCTTCACGTGCAGCGGGGTCCAGCGTTTCACGAAGTACTTGGAGCTGAGACAGGAGGGTGGACAGTAGGCACGCGGCAGGTACTTGAAGACCTCAAACACCATCTCAACAGGTAGGCGGTGGAGGATGGAGGCAAAGCTGGTGAGTGACATGGCTGACCGATTTACTGTGAAAGTTAGATTCTTTAGAAATTTCAATTTTTTTGGTGGCGGGGAGGGGAGGAGGGGAG